CCCCCTTCGTCAAGCCTATATTGCAACCCCACTAGGGGGGTATCCGACCTATTTGGGGTGATGGTGGCATGGGCACTAGATCACTATTCCTTAGCCACAAAACAAAAAAATGTCAAATTTTGTAAAAAATTTCAACGACTCATGTCAAACTTTATACACACCCCCACAATAAAAAAACCCCGGACGTTTTAAGCCCGGGGTTCAAGTACTAATCAATCACGCACGACCCAAACGAAGGAGGAAAAGCCGCACGCAAAAGAATCATATCACAAAATAAAAAAAGAGTGTATACTCACAACCATTCGCCCCACCCCAGCGCAACCCAGGAGGTATTAGTTTGCTTTTAGAGCATTTGGTTTCAGCACAAGCTGCTGACTATGTACCAGATATAGAATCTGGTGAGGGCGGGTTTACCCCAATAGAAGAATTAAACGCGCCCCAAACTCTTGGCGCCCAAAAGCAAACCGTGGATTGGCTAAACCAGTTTGTCGATGAAGACGAAGAAGCCGAAATCCTATCTAACGCTCAAGAACAACAAGTGGCCAACGCATTTGCGGCCCTAACTACCAACTCCCCCGACGCAAAAAACCAGCTACTTAACCTGCAGGTTCCAGAAGAAATCGTAAATGCTGTGGCTATGGTCAGCGGATACCAGTGGGAGTTTGTAAAGCAAGCTAATGAGCTACGCTCTATGAGTGTGGCAAAGATAGTTAAAGAAACAGAGCATCCGGATGCCCGGATACGGCTTAAGGCGTTAGAGTTACTTGGAAAAGTCACGGAAGTGGCACTGTTTACAGACCGGGTTGAGGTTAAAAACACCGATGTATCTGACGAAGAGCTAGAAAAACGCATACGTGAGAAGCTAAGCAAGTACATGGGCAAGGTAGATGTCGTAGAAGTTGATGATATTGAGGTAGTCGAGAAGGTTGTTGCAGAAAAACCACAGTTTGACGACGAATGATTATTGATACATTGACCCCAGAAGAAGCTTTAGCCGCGCAGTTGGCGCTAAAGGACATGACAACTGAGGAAAAACTGTTGTTTTTGCAGGATTTAGAAGAACGAGAGCACCGTAACCACTTACATAGAGCGCAAAACCAGCCTTTGGAGTTTGCAAAAGCGGTATATCCAGGGTTTAAGATAGGGCCCCAGCACCGCAAGCTAGCTAAAATCTTCCAGGACGTGGTTGAAGGCAAGAAAAAACGCGTAATTATTAACATTGCACCAAGGATGGGCAAGTCTGAGTTCAGTTCTTACCTGTTTCCTGCATACTTCTTAGGTCAGTACCCCGAAAAGAAAATCATTATGGCCACGCATACTGCTGGTTTGTCGGAGGACTTTGGACGGAGAGTGAGGAATTTAATTGATTCGGATGAATACAAAGCGGTGTTCCCCAACACAGTCGTTGCTGACGACCAAAAAGCAGCGGGAAAATGGTCTACTAGCGCTGGGGGTCAGTACTATGCTGCTGGTGTTGGGGGTGCTCTCGCCGGTAGGGGCGCTGATCTTTTTGTTATTGACGACCCTCATTCTGAACAGGATATGAAGGCAAACTCAAGGCTAGCATTTGATAGTGCTTGGTCTTGGTTTCAAACTGGTCCGCTACAACGTTTAATGCCGGGGGGTGCGATCATAGTAATTATGACTCGCTGGTCTTTGCTCGATCTTACTGGGCGGATTGTCGACTACAACATAAAAAACCCACACACGACCCCATGGGAGATAGTTGAACTCCCGGCTATCCTCAACGAAGATACAGAAAAAGAGAAGTCACTTTGGCCAGAGCAGTGGCCGCTAGAAACATTAAAGGCTACTAAGGCAGTACTAGATCCACGGTATTGGAACGCTCAGTATATGCAGAACCCGACTAGCGATATGAGCGCTATCATCGGGCGAAAAGACTGGCAGATTTGGGAAGATGAGAATCCACCACAGGTTGAGTACGTCATACAGTCTTGGGATACGGCGTTTGAAACAAAGACTTCTGCCGACTATTCGGCATGTACAACCTGGGGAGTTTGGTACAACGAGGAGGATGGTAACTCACCAAATATAATTCTCCTAGATGCGTTTAAAGACCGGATGGCGTTCCCAGAACTTAAGCAAACCGCCCTAAAACACTACAAGGAGTGGGAGCCTGACGCGTTCATAGTGGAGAAAAAAGCCGCTGGAGCACCGCTGATTCAAGAACTGCGGATGCTAGGTATTCCCGTAGAAGAGTTCAGTCCGTCGCGTGGAAACGATAAGATGGTGCGTTTGAATGCTGTGGCGGATCTGTTTACTAGCGGTAAAGTATGGGCACCCGATAGGCGGTGGGCTAGGGACGTGATAGAAGAAGTAGCGTCATTCCCAGTTGGCGAGCACGATGACTTTGTGGATACGACAACCCAGGCCTTGATGCGCTATCGCAGAGGCGGATTTATTAGTTTGGACTCGGATGAAAAAGATGACATGATGTACAAGTACAGACGAAAGGCTGCGTATTACTGATGTTTAAAAACCTGTACTGGCGGTTTGAAAAAGCCATAAGCCCCGAGTTTTGTAACCTGGTCTTGAAAGAAACAGACTGGGATAAGGCCATTACCGCTGGCGTTGGCGCAGGTATGGACCCCACTAAACCCTCATCAGTTAAAGATACGATGCGCAAAACTGATATAGTGTGGGTACCACTGGAGACTCCAATCGCTTGCGTAGCCCAAACCTATATAAATTATGCTAATGGCTTAGCCGCATGGAACTTTTCAGTGGCCTTTATTGAGCAGATGCAAATTGGTAAGTATGGGCAAGATGGTCACTATGATTGGCACTATGATGTGTTTCACCCAGACCAAAACAACTTGCAGCGCAAGCTAAGTATTAGTATTTTATTAAACGACCCTTTAGAATATGAGGGCGGTGAATTACAATTAGAGGGTGTAGAAGACGCTAACTTACTAAAAAGTCAAGGCGATATAGTTGTTTTTCCGTCTTTTATTAAACATAGAGTCGCTCCAGTTGTTAGCGGCGTTAGATATTCAGCAGTCACTTGGGCCCTTGGCCCGGCTTTTAAATAGGAAATAGATATGCCAGTAGATAAGGGTTTATACCAAGCACCCAAGGGACTAGAAGCCCTAACTCAAGATCAAGAACCAGACATTGAAATTGAAGTTGAAGATCCAGAAGCAATGCACATCCACACAGCTGGATTTGATCTTAACATTGAGAAAATGGATGAAGAAGACGGCAGCGAAGAGTTTAATCAAAACCTAGCTGAAGAAATGGATGGTGGCGCCCTTGAAAGTTTGGCTAGCGAACTATCTGGTGATATTGATAACGATATTAGTTCCCGCAAAGATTGGGAACAGATGTACAAAGACGGTATTACGTTGCTTGGTTTGAAGTTTGAAGAGCGCGTAGAACCATGGGACGGCGCTTGTGGCGTGTTCCACCCAATGATTACTGAGGCGGTTGTACGGTTTCAAGCTGAAGCCATTATGGAGACTTTCCCAGCTAAAGGCCCAGTAAGAACTCAGATTATCGGTAAAGAAACCCGCGAGAAAATGGAAGCGGCTCAGCGTGTTGAAGCTGACATGAACTACCAGCTCACAGAGAAGATGCCTGAGTTCCGTAATGAGCACGAGCGGATGTTGTGGAACTTGCCATCAGCCGGTTCTGCGTTTAAAAAGGTCTACTACGACCCAAGTATTGGCCGCCAGGTTTCTATTTTTATTCCTGCAGAAGATATTGTTTTGCCATATGGCGCTAGTGAGATTGCCTCATGCCACCGCGTAACACACCGGATGCGCAAGACCAAGCAGGACATTATTAAGTTACAGCGCGCTGGCTTTTACATGGACGTTGAACTTGGCGAACCACAAAAGTTTCGCACTGAGATTCAAGAAAAGAAAGATAAAGAAACAGGTTTTACAGCTACGTATGACGACCGCTTTGAGTTGTATGAAGCTCACGTTGACTTAGACTTGCCTGGCTTTGAAGATAAGGATGAAAATGGTGAAGAAACTGGTATCGCGCTTCCGTATGTGGTCACTATGGTACGGGGCACAAATCAAATTTTGGCGATTCGTCGCAATTGGAAAGAAGAAGATCCTCTCTGTCTTAAACGCCAGCATTTCGTTCATTACCAGTACATACCCGGTTACGGTGCTTATGGCTTTGGCTTGTTCCATCTTATTGGTGGTTTTGCTAAGTCAGCTACTTCCATCTTGCGCCAGCTTGTCGATGCCGGAACCTTATCGAATTTGCCGGGTGGTCTAAAAAGCCGTGGTTTAAGAATTAAGGGTGACGATACCCCAATCGCTCCAGGTGAGTTTAGGGACGTTGATGTTGGTAGCGGTACTATTCGTGACAACATTTTGCCACTACCTTACAAAGAGCCATCTGCTGTTTTAGCTGGCTTGATGGATAAGATTATTGAAGAAGGCCGTCGTTTTGCGGCAACTTCTGATATGCAGATTTCTGACATGTCCGCTAATGCGCCTGTTGGAACTACATTGGCAATCCTAGAAAGAACGCTAAAAGTCATGTCAGCTGTTCAGGCCCGCGTGCATTATGCATTGCGCCAAGAGTTAAAGCTCCTTGCTGGGATTATTCGTGACTACACAGACGAGGACTACAACTACGAGCCCGAGAGCGGCGACATGCAGGTTAAGAAAGAAGACTACAACCACGTAGATATTCTCCCTGTATCAGATCCAAATGCAGCAACTCTTTCCCAACGTGTTGTTCAGTACCAAGCGGTTATTCAACTAGCCCAGTCAGCGCCTCAGATTTACAACTTACCAGAATTGCACCGCCAGATGCTTGACGTGCTAGGTATTAAAAACGCTGACAAGCTAGTTCCATTGGACGATGACCAGAAGCCAAAAGACCCTGTAACGGAAAACATGGCAGCCCTCAAAGGCAAGCCAATGAAAGCGTTTATGTTCCAGGACCACGAGGCTCATATCCAAGTTCACCAAATGGCTATGCAAGACCCAATCGTTCAAAAACTTATTGGCCAAAACCCAATGGCACAAGCCATCATGGGCGCGATGCAAGCGCATATTGCTGAACACGTTGGTTACGCATATCGTAAAAAGATTGAAGAAGCTATGGGCGCGGCATTACCATCACCAGAAGACAACTTACCACCAGACTTGGAAGTTCAGTTATCCCGTTTGGTGGCGCAAGCTGCTCCTCAAGTATTGGCTCAATCACAAGCTATGGCTTCTCAACAGCAAGCCCAGCAAAATGCGCAAGACCCAGTACTGCAAGCTGAGCTTTTAGACCAGCAAGTTAAACAGGGTGAGTTGCAACGTAAGATTGCCAAAGATAAGACTGATGCCCAGATTAAACAGCAACAGTTGGCTTTGGAAGCTCAAAAGATTAAACAAGAAGCGTTTAATAAAACGGCAAATATTATGTTGCAAGCTGAAGATAAGCGTGTTGGCGGCCACAAAGCTACCGCTGACGTTGCTATACAGGCGGCTCAACTACAACAACAAGATAAGCACCACACTATTGATACAGCAGCAAATGCAGGTCAACAGCAGCAAAAACCTAAAGGGGGCACTAAAGAGTGATGGACTTACTTACGGCCGATTTCATAGCCGCACTGCGTGACAAGTTGCGCACAGATATGAATAACTACACTGACGATTTGGCAAACGGGCAGTGCACAAGTTTTGAGCAGTACAAAGAGCTCTGCGGTGTAATTCGAGGCCTAGCATTTGCAGAGCGCCACTTACTTGACCTCGCTGACCTTATGAAAGAAGACAACGATGAGTGACACCATCGCACTACCCCCGCAAGGGCTTGTATTACCGGATGGCAGTTTGCATTCGCTAGAAGTAGCACCAGAATTATCAGAAATAGTAGAAGAGCCAACACCTGAAGAAGTTCAGGCGCAAATGGCTAGGCAGTTACCAGAACCACGCGGTTGGAGAATCTTATGCTCATTAGTAACGGCTACAGATCAGTACGACAGCGGCCTTCTTAAGGCAGATGAAACAAAAAAGATTGAGGAATTAACTTCTCCAGTCCTATTTGTTTTAAAAATGGGCGATCTGGCATACAAAGACGAAGAGAAATTTCCATCAGGACCTTGGTGTAAAGAAGGCGATTTTGTTATTACGCGCCCCTATACAGGAACAAGAATTCTGATTTATGGAAAAGAATTTCGTGTTATTTACGACGACCAAGTAGAAGCAGTGGTCGAAGACCCCCGCGGAATTACCCGCGCTTAAAGGAGCAGATATGACTTATAAATTTCCCGATGAAAACGAAGATTTTGATAAAAAGCCTGACGTTGAACTAGATGTAACTGCTGAAGGCGATGTTGTTGAAGCGGATATCATTGTTGAAGATGATACCCCTGAACAAGACCGCAAGGCCCAGCCGCTAAACCGTGAAGTTGAAGATCCCACTGATGATGAGATCGAAGGCTACACAAAAGGCGTCCAATCCCGCATTAAAGAGTTAACCCATGCCCGTCATGACGAGCGCCGTGCAAAAGAAGCAGCGCAGCGCGAGCGCGAAGAGGCCATTCGGTTAGCCCAGCAGGCAATAGAAGAAAATAAAAAGCTGAAGCAGTATGTTCAGACTGGTGAGACTTCTTATCAAGAGATGATGCGCGAAAAAGCCGAAGCTGAACTAGCTATGGCCCGCGATAAGTTTAAAAAAGCATCTGAAGACTACGACTCAGAAGCTCTTCTTGCTGCTCAAGAGGCGTTGACGGAAGCTAAGATGAAAATTGAAGCTGCAAAAAATTTTCGTCCAACCCCTTTACAAGATAAAGAAAATGATGTACAAATACAACATACGGCTCCAGATGTACCTAGACCCGACGAAAAAACCTTGCGCTGGCAAGCCAAAAACCAGTGGTTCGGTTCTCCTGGGTACGAAGAGATGACGGCCTTTGCATTAGGCTTACATCAAAAATTGGTTGCCACGGGTTATGACCCGCGTAGTGAAGAATATTTCGAGAAAATTGACTCTCGCTTAAAGTCTGTGTTCCCTGATTTGCTTCAGGACGACGAACCAGCTAGCCGAAAAACCGGTGAACCTAGTAAAAAGCCAGCAACAGTAGTGGCTTCTGCTACCCGTTCAACGGGAGCAAAGAAAACTATCAAACTTACGGCAACCCAAGCAGCGCTCGCTGATAAGTTAGGTATCCCACGTGAATTGTATGCTAAGGAATTTTTAAAACAGGAGGCCCGTAATGGCTAATACTCGTAAAACACGCGATATCGAGACTCGCGAAAAAGACTCAACCCGTCCAATCTACCGCCCAGCGGCTACTCTACCTGATCCTACTCCAGAACCTGGATATAGTTTTAGATGGGTTGCTAAAGAGGTACTAGGACAGGCGAATCCAACCAACATGTCACAGAAATTCCGTGATGGCTGGGTTCCAGTTAAAGCTGTAGATCATCCCGAACTTATGATTGTGGGTGATCCAAATGGAAACGTTGAGATCGGTGGTTTGATCTTGTGCAAAATCTTAACTGAGCAACTCGAAGCACAAAAAGAGTACTACGAGAAGCAAGCACAAGACCAAATGAATTCGGTTGATAACCATTTCATGCGTAATAACGATGCGCGTATGCCTTTATACAGTGAGCGTAAAAGTTCAGTAAGTAAGGGTGGCGGCTTCGGAAGCGGTACACGATAAATAATTTTTTAGGAGACCTTTATGTCTACAGTATCAAGTCCTTATGGACTAAAACCTGTTAGCCTAATTGGCGGTCAATCCTTTACTGGCGGCACAATCCGCGAGTACTTATTGACTTCTAACAACTCTGCACCTATCTACACTGGTGACTTAGTTCAATTAGGCGCATCTACAGCTGGGCAACCAACTGTTGTAACTTCCACACCAACTACTAGCACTGCTGGTATCGCTGGTGTTTGCGTTGGCGTTCGTTACCAGTTATCTGGTCAGCAACTCGGATATCCTTTGTATGCAGAATATCTGCCTGCAAATGCCGTAACTGCTGGTTACACCAATATTTTCATTCGCGTAGTAGAAGATCCAGATCAACTGTATCAAGTACAGTCTTTGGGTTCTGTTGGCTATGGTTCTATCGGTAAGACTGTTGCTTTGGCAAACTTTACTGGTGGTACAAGCTCTACAACTGGTAATAGCACTTCTGGTAACTCAGTTGTTGCATTGTCAGCTACTATTGCTAACACAAACGCGCTTGCTGTTAAGATCGTTGATTTGGTTAACTCCAGCTCTACTTTCGGCGGCAATTTCCCATCTAACCCCGGTGACGCATATACCGATTGCATCGTTAAGTTGAACTTTGGCGTGCATCAGTACTATCAGTCCGCTGGTACATCTAACTAATAAAGGAGCTATAACATGGCTATTTCACGTTCACAGCTCTTAAAAGAGTTACTCCCAGGACTAAACGCGTTGTTCGGTTTAGAGTACAAACGCTATGGCGAAGAGCATAAAGAGATTTATGAGACCGAAGCCTCTGAGCGTTCATTCGAAGAAGAAACCAAACTGTCTGGCTTCTCGGCTGCTCCAGTCAAGAACGAAGGCGGCGCAATTTCTTATGACAATGCGCAAGAAGCTTTCACAGCTCGCTACTCACACGAAACCATCGCTTTGGGTTTCTCAATCACTGAAGAAGCGATTGAAGATAACTTGTATGACAGCTTGTCTGCTCGTTACACCAAAGCATTGGCTCGTGCTATGTCTTATACCAAGCAAGTTAAAGCAGCATCTGTATTGAACAACGGTTTTAGCTCAAGCTACCTCGGTGGCGACGGCGTTGCCCTGTTCTCTACAGCACACCCATTGGTTTCTGGTGGCACAAACAGCAATACTGCTGCTACCCCTGTAGACTTGAATGAAACTTCTTTGGAAGCCGCTACCATTCAAATCGCTGCATGGACCGATGAGCGTGGTCTGTTGATCGCTGCTAAACCACGTAAACTGGTAATCCCACCATCATTAATGTTCGTTGCAACTCGTTTGCTTGAGACTAACCTCCGTGTTGGTACAAACAACAACGATATCAACGCATTGAAGAACAATGGCACGATTCCAGAAGGTTACACAGTTAACCACTTCTTGACCGACGTAAACGCATGGTTCTTGTTAACCGACGTTCCAAACGGCTTGAAGCACTTCGAGCGTACACCTCTCCAGAATTCTATGGACGGTGACTTCGATACTGGTAACGTACGTTACAAATCCCGCGAGCGCTACTCGTTCGGCTGGTCCGATCCACTCGGAGCATGGGGATCAAGCGGTTCATTCTAATCTGAATGTACCCTAGTAAAAAACCCAGCTCACAAGGCTGGGTTTTTTCTTTCTTCATAATGGTGTATTCGGTGGCAGTTAGAGCACAGCACCACACATTTTTCTATCTCTTCCATAGCCCGTTTGTACTGGCCGTCTTTGCTAAATTTGCTTACTATGGCATCTTTTTTAGTGGGGTCGGTATGATGAAAGTCTAATGCTGCTGGGTGCGAAAACCCACATTTTGCACATTTAAGTGTACGTTTAAATGTATCCCAATCTATGCGCTGTTGTTTCTTTTTTTCTGCGGTGCGTTTTTTTACTTCTTCTTGGTTTTTTAAATAGTGCTCACGGCTGTACTCCTTGTGCTTTTGCTTTTTTACGCTCTTGTCTTTGTATGGCATCTGCGTTTACCTTATATTTCCAGTAGATTGCATTGCGAAAAGACCAGGGCTGACCGGGCCGGTAGATTTTGAAACCCGCATTGATTAGCGAGTTGGCTGATGCTGGATTGTTTGTTGTATCGGTAATTAGCCAATTCCATCCTAGCTTTCGAGCTTGTTTAATTCGCGCCAGTATAAGACGTTTTTGTAGTCCGTGTCCAGTATATTCGTAAAGCACACCAGCTCTACATAAGTAACCTGTATCTGTCCATTTCTGTGAACGCGCAAGACCCGCAAAAGCAACTGGCTTGCCATCTTCTGTATAAGCAATCCACCAATGACCCCGATCCGGTTTGTATGGGCTGTCCGACGGCAAAATCTTTTTCTGCAGAAATAGCAACAGGGATTGAATCGCTTGATCTCTTGTGTCCACTTTTTTTATTATGAATTTCATTACCCATTCTCCGCCCAATTATTTGCCTATTTCAGCCCATTTTACCCAAAAAATATGTTGCAAAAATTAAAAAAGATGTATACTTACGCTAACTGGGTGATTGCTTATACCGGACTGCCCCAGCAGACGATGCAACGATTGGTATGAGCTTACTTTGCATAGGACAATTTATTATGGCACGTTCCACATTTGAAGGCCCAATTCTATCGGGCGACAACCGTTTTGGCGCTTTGCGTGACGTTGGTTACGCTCGTTTAACCCAATTTGCTGGTTTAGACTTTTCTAATACTACATCTGGTACTGCTAACTATAGCGGCGCTTCAGGTCAGTTTGTTGTTTCTAACAGCATTCCTAACCTAAATGGAAACGTTTACACCCCATCATCTACTGTATACCCACCAGTAGTTGCAACCCCAACAGCTGACTCCGCTACTGCTATCTATCGTGGCGTAGTGTTTTACATGCCTATTAATAGCCATATTACTGCTATTGATTTTGATATCGCTACATTCCCAACCATTTCTTCTGGCACGTTGACTTCTGTTCAGTTGCTAGTTGGTAATCAGTTTAATGGCGCACAATATGCTCAAACATCAGCTTTGACTTCTGGTACTGGCCGTCAGACCGTTTCATACAGCGGCACCCAGTTAGCAAACTGCCAAGCAACTTCTTCTGATATTACAAACAACCAGCAGCCAGCTTTGTTATCACAAGTTGTTTGCACTTTGGCTGTTGTAGGTACCACAATGACAACTTTGGCAACCGGTAAGTTTTACATCACTGTAAGCTACACACAAGCTGATGGTCAGATTGGTTCTACAACTGCTTACCCATACGGTAACTTTGACTAATTAATCCCGGGGGGACTTTGGTCCCCTTTTTAAAATTTAAGGAGATTAATTATGACAATGCAAACCGATGTATTATCGGCACACGTAAACGTAAGCAGTTTTGCCACAAACCCACAACGTACAAGACTTAGAGGGTTTTTTTGTGTACCTACAGGTACTGCTGGTACAGTTAATTTATGGGACAGCACAACAGCACCGGTAACAACCGGAACCTATACTCGTTCAGGTAATACTGTAACTGTTTCTTTGACTGCTCACGGACTTGTAACTGGGCAATCTATAGGCATTGCTTATGGAGCAGGTACAGGCGGAACAGCTACCAACGGTAATTATGTAGTTACGGTAGTTAACGCAAATAGCTTTACAGTTCAAGATGTTAATTCTGGAACTATTACCGGTACAGGTTCTGCTGCTATTGCAACTAGATGGATTACTTCTTTTGATACAAGTGCTAGCACAGCAGCTATAATATCCGTGCTGTTGCCGGGTGAAGGCGCATTGGTATATAACCAAATTTATGCGCAACTATCTAACGTAACTGGTATTACAATTTTTTATGGCTAAGAAAAAAGGCGTTTCGCTTGCGGTTGGTCGTGGTGAAAAGCTGCCTGCATCTAAGGGCGCTGGGCTTACCGCCAAAGGTCGTGCTAAGTATAACGCGGCTACTGGCTCGCATTTAAAAGCTCCACAGCCTGAAGGCGGCCCTAGAAAGAAATCTTTTTGCGCTAGAATGTCTGGTATGCCTGGACCAATGAAAGATGAGAACGGCAAACCAACTCGTAAAGCAGCTAGTTTAAGACGGTGGAAGTGCGGAACAAAATGAGTAACATAGACCCAATTTCAACGGCTAGGGAACTAGCTACTCACGCTAACGATATTGAGCACTTGCAGGCTGACATGGATAAGATGGTTAAAGAAATGCAAGAAATTAAAACTGCCGTACAAGCCATTCAAAAAACTTTGGCTGAAGCTCATGGTGGGTGGAGACTGTTGTTAGGTGTTGGCGGTGCTGCAGCTTTAATCGGCGCTATTATGGCTAATTTGTTTCAAGG